GTCCTTGAAAGTATCAAACTCAGAGTGATCTAACTTCTTTTGCCCTAATTCTACGCTGGCAATATAATCCAATCGATAAGATTCCTGTGCCTTATAAGTAAACTTCTTATAAAGATCAAGGTAATCTAACTGAGATACACCACCAATATCATACGAAATATGCTCTCTTCCCATAATGACAGTTCTATCTTCTGTCACAAGACCCCAAGGAGACATACGCTTCTTTAATTTCTCACCAAGAATTCTTTCAATCCTACGGCACATATATGGAATATCATATAACTTACTGTTCCATCCAGTAATAACTTCTGGGGTATTCTCTTCTATCATCCACCAATTGATGAAATCATTTAGAAGATCATACTCATTATTAAATCTCTTATAGTAATGATTCTCTTGCTTGAGTTTAAATGGACCTTGCCCCCAAGTAATAATTTCTTTAGTCGTATAATCCTGAATTGTAATAAGGAGTATCTCTTCAGCACAAGATTCCACATCAGGGAATCCTTGCTCAGATTTAACCTCAATATCAAGCGTAACTAATTTAATCTTTTCAATATCAAACTTCAGTTCTTGCTCTGGGTATCTTTCAGAAATGTACTGGTAAATGAATCTCTCATTCCCATAAACATTAAAGTTCTCTATACCATCATACCTTTTGATAAACTCTCTACTTTCTCTAACTGTACCTGGTTCAATTGATTCGACATACTCACCCGTCAAGGTTTTGTATCTTGTTTTCTTTTTTGAGTCAACAAAAAGGGTTGGGTAGAACTTCTCACGGGTTGCGAAGTGTTTTCCATCTTCGTAACCACGAACCAAGAAGTTGTCTCCAACCATCTGAACGTTTGTATAAAATCGCATTATAAAGTGAGTTCTTTATATTTCTTAATTACCTCTGGACTAGGATCAGCGATAGTAAGAATGTCTTCTGATCTTAGCATATATTCTGTCTGATTGGAAGCTTGAACCCAAGGTTTCATATTTTCTTCATCAAAGAATCTATATGGATTAATCAAACGGCAATCAGGTTCACCCTCTTCTGCCATTACTTCTTCCACTTCACTGATAAGAACGTTATCAACATTAACTAGAATACATTTAATTGCCATCAGTTTCTTCCTCAATTTTAAAAGTTTGTTTTTTGTCTAGATACATCTGTTTAATAGATGGTAAGGGTTCAACAATAGTTACAACCCAATCAGTAGGTACTACCATTTTTTTGTCGGATGATAATACCATCCAAGGGGTTAATATTACATCAATACCATAATCCCCATTGGTTTTTTCCTCTTCAGTAAGGAAAGTTTTTTCTCTTGTCTTAACCACATGAGGTTCTTCCAAGAGATATGCATAAGGTGCAACTTGCTTATCATCAGATACTAATTCCTTTGCATCTGATATTAGGGTTTCACCTGATTTTAACAAAGTTAATTTAATTGACATTTTAAACCCATCGAGTTGCTACAATTTCAATATTATTTTCTATTGTAGTCGATTCTTTCTCAATTGTAAATCCCTTGTCTTGAATTGTATCTAATATTGTAGCCTTTGCATATTGTTGAGTAACCCTTTCAATAAACCTTTGTGGAGGAACTGATTCTTTCCAAGTTTGTATATCTGCTACCAATTCATATACACCATCATTGTTTAAACGAAATCCAATATCATTTCCTATAGAAACATCCACCTTTACCTTTTCGTGTTGATGATCAAGAGGATTAACTAATTCTATATTCTCTTGAACATCATACTGAAGAAGTTGTAATGCTTTTACAAGTTTAGGTTTGTTCGTGATTTTCGTTTTGATCTTGCTGAAGTGTGACATTTTGTTCTGATTGATAGTATTCAGGTTTGGGTTCTATGTAGACAGATGTTCCTAATTCCTTTTCTATAGATTCAGTTAGTTTCATACAACCGTTTCCAATAACACCACTTACTTCTTCAAGCACAGTGCCATCCTGTCTGATAGTAAACTTAATTGTTTGTTGAGGCATATTATTTATTTGGAATATGTACTAATTTATTAATCTCTGGAAGATACAAATATTCAATCTTAGATCTCCTTAAAGTTGATAATGCATCATCAATAGTTTCTGCAATGGTATCACCAGAAAGATTGAATGAAGTGTTAAAAAGAATAGGAACATCAGTTTGTTTATAGAAATCAGATATTAAATCATAGTAATGTTTGTTTTGTTGCCTAGTAACTGTTTGTATCCTACAAGTTCCAAAATGAACTATTGATGGAATCAAATCTTGTTTTTCTGGTAAAACATCTATAGCATATGACATAAATGGACTCTCTTCTAATCTATCCATATCAAACCAATCCCTAGCGTGTTCTAAAAGAACTGTTCCAGCAAAAGGTCTAAAGAACTCTCTTTTCTTTACAGTATTCACAATATCTTTACCATTCTTTACTCTAGGATCAAATAGAATAGATCTATTCCCAAGTGCTCTTGGACCTATTTCACTTCTACCTTGAGCAATAGCAACTATATTACCTTCAATTAATAACTCTGCAACATCCTTAGACACTACATCAGTTTCATTTTCACCTTCTAATAATTCATATTCATATTGCAACTGACCACCTAGATACAAATCTTTCCATTTATATTTTTGGTTAAAACCAATTCCAAGTTTTTGTGGTGTAATACCACCTTCATGTAACAGTCCACCAATACTTACACCAGAATCATCAGATACTGGATCTATAAACAAATTGATATCATCAGGTAACGACTTAAGTAACTTATAATTAGCAACACAATTTAAAGCACACCCACCACTTAATACTAAGTTCTTACTTTTACTCAAAGATAATGCTCTTTCGCAAGTAGTAATTAAATACTTTTCATAATCAGTTTGAATCCTATATGCAATATTCTTAAAATATTTTTTAGGATCTTTTTCTATTTCTTCATCAGATATACCTAATACCTTTTTAATTTTACCTTCCCACTTACCAGGATCTTGCCATAATAAACTATCATTAAAAATTGCATATATATCACCCATCCAAGGCCATCTTGGATTCTGACCTAAAGTAAATGATTTATTTCCACCAGAATCAATAGATAATAATTCAGGTATTCTACTATCATCTTCACCATAAGGAGCAAGACCCATAGTTTTACCACATTCCAATGCCCCAAACCCAATACACTCAGTTATTGCAGTGTAACAATATCCAGCACCTATATTTGTAATTGGTTTAACATAAGAAGGTCTACTGTCATCAACAACACTTCCATCACCTACAATATATTTTTCTATTATATCAAATTTTGAAAGAGAAATATTGTATGTAGTTTGATTTTCTTTACCATAATCAAAAGTACTACCTGCACCATCTATAATAACAACTACAGCATCTTCAAAACCAGAACCTGCAAAACCACACATTGCATGATAGTCGTGATGATTATGAAGTAGTTCTCCATGTTCTACAATTTCATGAACCTTTTCATCAAGACCTCCCATAAACTGTAGTGTTCTCATATAGGGAAGAGGATCAATATACTGAGAAAATAAATGAGTGAATGAAACAAAATCAAATTTATCAATATAATCTTTAACTTTGGTTAAAGATACAATTGGAGATCCATCATGTGTAATATTAGTATGCCTCTCTTCCTGAATATGTGCGATTATCTTATCATCTTTTAAAATAGTCACAGATGCATCATGTGGACCACAATTAACACAAATTTTATTCACTATAAACTTCACCTATTTCCCAACACTCTATACCTTCAGATCTAACAATATCCATAGTTAATTCTACACGGTTAGCAGGAACAATTACACAATATCCAATACCAAGATTAAATACTCTTCTCATCTCCAACTCATCCATATTACCCTGTCTTTGGATCTCTAAGAAGATCTCTGGAACACTCCAAGCATTCCAATCAACGTGTGCTTTAAGTCCCTTTGGAAGGCATCTAGGAAGGTTCTCAGGGATTCCTCCTCCAGTAATATGCGACATACCATAAACATCTTCAACCTCATTTAAAAGACGTTCTACAACAGGAGCATAGATGGTTGTTGGTGTAAGTAACTCAGGGTGACTATAATATCCTAACTTAAGTCTACGTGCCAAATAATTAATAATACTGTATCCATTACTATGAACACCACTACTTGCTAATCCAATAATTCTATCACTTGGTTTAATAGCAGATCCATCAATAATCTTTTTCTTTTCTACTATACCCGTACAGAAACCAGCAAGGTCAATCTTCATCTGATACTGAGGATGTTCAGCAGTTTCTCCACCCAAGAGATCCATACCTGCTATCTCACACCCTTTAATAATACCTGTCATAATATCAGGTATCTTATCATCTAACTTCTGAGTAGAAATATAATCTAAGAAGTATAATGGTTTAGCACCACAGGTGATTATATCATTGACACACATAGCAACAAGATCTATACCAATAGTTGTATAGTCATTAGCAGCTTGTGCAATATCAATCTTAGTTCCTACACCATCAGTTCCAGATACCAAAATAGGTTCCTCATATCCCGAAGGAACCTTTATCATTCCACCAAACCCACCAAGGTTAGGAACTTTAGTTTTAAGATCTTCTACAAACTTATTACCAGCATCTATATCAACACCAGCAGTTTTATAATCTAATACAATACCCTCTTCTTTAAAATCAAGGGGATCATCCCAATTCCGATTCGCCATCTCTCTCCTTTGCTGTTTTCCAAAAATAATTTTCTTCTGATCCTAATCCATCTCTATCGTGACCATTCTCAACTTGATAATAAACTGTTGATACTTTAAAGTCAGGAGTTTTTGGTGTCTCAGGAGTCAAACTATTGTCATAGATTCTCATTCTATTATTAGGATACAAAGCAAACTGCCCATTATCCAATTCAATTAAGTTATGAGATTTATGTTCACCAGGATTCTCACTCGTAGAATAATCTATTAGATCAGGATCTTGATGATAATTATCTAGCGTACAAATATATGTGCCAGTTTGTTTACCATAATCACGAGTCATTATTTCATAATGCATTGAACCAATAAATTGCTTTTGAACAACAACCAATCCATAATCCATACAGTTCCAAAACTGTAGGTTATGTAATTCCATATCTGGTTCTGGTTTCTCTGGTGATGAGAGAAAAGCACTGATAGGTAGTTTATCGTAAACTGCTGCGTATTCTGGTAGATAAGTTTCAAAATAAAAAGCACGTCCAGGTATCGATTTTGCCGATACCCAAACGCCCTTTACATATTCCCCATGACCACTTTGATGATCAGTGAGATATTCTTTTCTAACCCATACCTCATAAGAAGGTAAGTTACAAATCAATGCTGGCATATACAATGAAATAATATTGAGGTAGATTCCTATAGCCGCTTATCCTGAACCTACCAAAGGGGATAACCGCAGCCAGTATTTCTCTGACTCTTATATTATACCACAGATTTTTCTTTCTGCTTCTTATCTTTAGGAACTCGTTTGAGATCACTAATAGCATTCTTTATAATGCTGAAAGGACTAGTTAATTTCATGATCTTTACCTCCTAAGTAAGTTGTACGAGCATGATGTTCTGGTACAATTTTATTTAATTGTATGGTGAGGAGTCCATCTGTAAACTTGACGGATCCAACCTTCGTATCGTCTGAGATCGTCCAAACTCGTTTGAAACTACGTTGGGCCAATCCTTTGTGGACAAACGATCCATCAACTTCCGATTCTTCTTTTCTGCCTTCAACAAATAGTTTTCCAAACTCCGTGAAGACTTGTAACTGATTTTCCTTAAACCCTGCAAGTGCGATCTCCAGTGTTGACTCATGATTATTCAATTGAATTAAATTATATGGTGGGTAGTTTGATTGTGGGAAATCTGAGTTAAAGAAATTATCAAAATAATCATCCAACCCTATGCTATTTTTAGCAATCTTTTCTACTAGATCTGGAAGATTAGCAGCGTGGTAACGTTGTAATGCGTTCATGGTTCTCCTTATTAAGCGAGTGTAATTGTGTCCCCGAAGGCGACATTACTATTTAACCATAAAGCATTAAAAAAGGGGATGTTGTATCCCCTACCTATTTATTCGGTTTCACTCAAATAGATGATGCTTTGATGTTCCAGCATTATCATTAGATATGTTTCCTATACCTGTCTCTTCGGTTTCCTGTAATTCATAACTCCAATCTTCTATGACTGTATTAGAAAGCATTCTATCAGAAAGAAGCTCCATTTCTTTTCTTGCTATCTCTTCAGTTTCTGCATCAAACCAAAAATCAATTGCTTTACCAATCCTCAACAAATGTGGTTTAAGATTGGGAGCAACTAAATGCGTATTTTTCATCACCGCATTACCAGCAGCATCAGATACAGATCCTCTCAATCTAACGAAAACTAATGCTTTGAATCTCATAATCAAAAAAATATTGGGGTGGGAGGTTGGGTTTCTGTATTACCAACAAAGAACGGGCATTACTACAGTAGTAAATTTTACGTCCTTGCCTGAGACCCGACTGGTAAGTCGATTCTGGAGACTCTCTCCAGCAGCACCACCTGTGTCTCGTCACCTTAACCAGCTATATGCCAGAAAGTTTATTCAGTCACTCCCCGTTGAACCCGTCGATTCAACAAATATATTATAGCATAAAAAAAGAGGGTGTCAACCCCCTTCCTCTGTTGCTTCTACTTTCTTTTTCTTTGCACCAATATTATACTTCGTTTCTAAGATCCAATCACCTTTATCCTTGTAAGATAAAACCTTAATTTGATTAAGTGGAGCAATATCTTGTATCTTGTCAGCATCTACAATACCAACCAATCCCCAATCAGCAAGTAACTGAGCAATACGATTCCTACGTTGAACATCATTAGAAGTAAGGTTAGCGTGTTTACCATCAAGGGCAAACAGTTCCTTAAAATGAACAAGAAAATATCTTCCTTGTTTATGAAGTATATGACACGATTGATATATCTTCTTTTCTTTTCTTGATGCTACACCAATTCTTGTGAGAGTTTCTCGTACCTTTAGGAAGTCATCTGGCTCGTTCAGAGTCACTTCTACCATTTGATCTTGCGACCAACTCACTTCGGGTTCTTTAACCACACTCATTGCTTTCCTCCAGTTTCAAATTTTAATCTTATAAAATTAAGTTGTTCTTTAGTTAGGATTTTCAATGCTTGTTGTGCCTTTTCATTACTATAACCATAGTAACGTTTTACATAATCAAGATCTTTAATCTTATCTTTCCTGAGCCAAGGAGAGAACCTCTTCTTAGATCGTAAACTATTTAGATAAAAATCATATTGAATCTTCTTTGATAGGAAGGAATACTTATTCATCTCATTAGCAAACATCACGGAATCAAGATGACCCGAATAAATGCGATTTATAATGTAAGGAGAATAGTCCTTTTCTATAGATGGATCTTCATCAATCAAATTCTTTTTTGTTAGGTTGATTGAGTTTAACCAATCTTTCAATTCAGTCATTTAGGTAATTTGCGATTAAAGTTCCAGTAATCAAACTTCTGCCAAATATAGTATACACCAATTAGAGATCTTTTGACAAATTCTTCAAAAAATATAATTGGAATAATAAACAATTCAAATATAGTCACTTTCTTTTTTCTTTAATCTTATCTGCCCAATATTCTCTATCATCTTCACTAATCCAAGGAGAATGAATCATCGTTTGAGCGTGTTGTAACCACTGCTCATCAGTCCAATCTTTCCTTGGTTTACCTATATGATCATTCAGCGTCATCGTGGTTGTGCTTTAACTTTCCAGACATCTCGTATGCCTCCTTATTTCCACCATGACCGTGAGCAATTCCTAGTTCATGCATCTTTGCGTGTTCATCAATAGGATCTCTTAATGCCTTCTTACCTGCACCTACAGTAAGATATAATCCCCATCCCACTAAACCAAAAAGAACTAAACCAAAGAATAAAATAAATCCTTGTTCTGGTGATAGATTAAGATGCTGAATCATAGGTTGTTTCTCCCATGTTCCAGGTAAATTATATACAGATGGTTTTGATAGAAAAATCATTCTTTTAATTCTTTTAGTGAGATAATAATGCGATTATTTTGGTAATCAGCAGAGAAGTCAAGTGGAGCATCGTTAGGCCACATTAGTTCTTCATATAAAGCGTTAAGGCGATCCATATCTTCATACAGATCATTTATATGGTAATGTTCCTCATCCATCTAAAACTCCTCCTAATTTGTAATTGAATAATAGTAACTCCTTTCTTTCTTGTTGCTCTCTCATATATTCTCCAACTGAACGCATTGTATAAGTTAATTGAAACTCACTAGCATTCCAGTTTTTGAATCTATCTTTGACCAACTGATCAGAGTTGTAACTAATTAGCATATTAATATTGTTATGCTCGTCACAATCAGCAGCAAATTTGTCGTGATCAAAACTTTTGTGCATTGAACCTTTCTTTCCATAAAGATTATCTTTGATATCATAAGGAGGATCTAAGTACATAAACAACCCATCATGAACATCTGTTCTAAAACAATATTCGTATGAATATGAATTAATATGCCAATTAGAAATTATTTCTTGATATCCTACTAATTTTTCAATTCCTCTCATAGAGAAGTTAGAATCACTTGCTTGTGCTGAGAAAGAAGATGACTCTGTAAGACCAGAGAAACTACATTTGTTTACAACATAAAAAGCAACTGCTCTATCAAGATTACTCTGTGTACTATCATTAATAACATCTTTCATCTCTGCAAATAAACATCTTGCAGAATCTTGATTAGGATGAGCAATCTTAAGATTCTTTAGATTAGTAGATAGTTCATCACCAAACATCTGGAGATTCATCCAAAAGTTTATAAGTGGTTCATAAAGATCATTAACAGTAATCTTTAGATGTGGATACAATTTACTAACATGTATCGCAACACTTCCACCACCTAGAAAAGGTTCACGAAATTCTACATACTCTCTAAGATCTGGGAAGAACTGCCCCATCTTAGTACAGGCACGAGATTTACCACCAGGATATCTAAGTGGGGTTTTCAATCCCTTTTTGCTCATAATTTAATTCTAATTGAAGTTCTGTTTCAAATTTATTGTGAGTTGGTTCATGTAAAGCACAATACTCACTAAAGGTAATCTTCATTTCCTTATGTGATAGTCTACAGTGTTTTGCTGCTTTTGGCAAGTTCCACTTAGCAGAAAACAACATTTCCATTGCTTCTCTTGTTTCAGTTCTCATTAATAAAACTTTTCATAATCATCATAGACCTGCATTTCAACAGTATCAAAGATTCTATTTAATGAATCAGCAAATCCTCTATATCCAGTTCCAACATATACTTGTCCTGCTACTACAGAA